TGAGACTGTCCGTACTGTTGGTGTTGTAGACCCACGACACTATACGGGATGGGCAATCGATATGGATGCCGGTGTGATGGGATGGGTTCAGGGCGAGCGAAAACGACCAGTTCTTGAATGGCCATTTGTAGCTATGTTCTGGCATGTTGCTGATGGTGCGTGTTTTGCGCGAGGCCAGGTTGGAGGTCTCGGGCGGAAACGGGCGCCTTTCGTTTCCGGGGTTGTTCAGTTCCCTGGGATCGAAAGGGCGCCAGTCAGATACCCTCGTGGGGTGTTTGGAGAGTCTTCGGATGGTTCCGAGACCAACTCTTCCGTCGGTTCCGGCAGTGATGTCGGATCCAATCCAGCCATTTCCGTGAGTGGGACAGAAAGTGTCGCTTCTAGTTCCACCGACAGTTATTACCTTTGGAAGGGACATGAGGTTCATTTTGCTCTTGTCGCTGAAGAAGAAGTAGACTGTTGGCGTAGCATAGGATTGTCCTCGCCTGATATTAGCCAGTATACTGGTACTATAATTCGGGAGGACGATTTCCTTATACAGGATGTTGGTCGTGGGTATTATAACCTGGACCATCCTTATGCCGCTCTATGGAGGCCTTCTAAGGCGGGCGTTGTTGGCCACGTTTGTCGTGTCAAATTGTTGACCATAAACGATCCGGAGTACTACGATTCTCAAGTCGCGGTGCCTGGAGAGTTTCCCGTTTTTGGAGAAGTCGACGGTGTGTTGGACTACTGGAGGTCCTTTTCAGTGTTGTTTAGGGCTCATATAACCCGTTGGACGGGTCCGTTGATAAGCAACTTTCTTCCAGTACGTGAGACAGTGCCGTTGAAGCGTCACGAGTGGACAGCAAATCCTTCAGATATGTATCTGACGGATGAGCTCCTTCCCAAGGCTGTGCTCCAGTTGTCAGAGCACATGAATAGCTATGGGAGTCGCGTTCTTGCGAACCCGTTTAATGGGGGTATCTTGAACGGATATGAGTATTCTCGTAATACGAACGTCCGTCTGCACCCTAAGCGGGTAAGGAGGTATCGGGCTCATAATGTCGGTTATGGGTCAGTATTTAGTAGGGATTCTAAGCTTCAAGAGGCTTTTATCCTAAACGAACGATACATGTCTACGCGTGCCGACCCCTATGTCAATTGGGAGTCGGAGCAGTTGGCGCGGCGGATGGTTGACGACCATTTCCTCAAATATAAGGATATGAGTAAAGCCACGCTGACTGATGAAGAGGTTGATGTAGTTATACGAGACTACCTCATCTCTGCGAGAGAAAAGCATTATGACAAGCGGCTCGAAGGTGAGCGCTGGGATAATCCTGATTACATCATGAAGCTTAGGTTTCATGTGAAAGACATTTTCAAGCCTTCAAACTCTGCCAAGGGAGAGAAGTATTGTGGTGTTGGTCAGGGTATATCTGCCTGGGGCACATATGCTTTAACTCTGTTCCAAATCGGTGTACGGCTTATGCAGGCCGTTGATCTGAAAACAGACAAACACGAGGGATATTACCAGTGTTATACCGATTGGGGTCAAACCCCCGCAGCCTTCGCCGAGTGGGTGAAGGGTCCGTGGAAGGATAACCTTGGCGGCAAGCCGTGGGTTTGGGATGCAAAAGAGTATGATGCGCGTCAAGGTGCGTTTACTCAATTGATCGAGAAGATGTTTGATGCGAAGCTTGGATTCGCAGACTGGTGGTTGGATCTTTTCTACCAGTTTACTCATCACTCTCCTATGTTTGGCACTTTTATTAAGGGCCTACAAAAATGGACCAAATCCTCTGGCGGACCGAACACCTTGTATGGCAACTCCAAGATTTGCAAGGTGTTTATGTCGTGGCTAACGAAGACTGTGGCTCCATGTGTCATGCTTTATAAGGGTGACGATGGTGCTTGCAAAACTGCTGGGGCGTCCGTGGATAAGGAACGGGTGCTACAGCTTCGGGATTTTACTAATCTCGAGTTTACTGCAAAACAGGCTTCGAGTGCCGATTTCTGCGGTTATTTGATTACAGACGAGTGCTTTGTGCCTAACTTGTACCGTCTGTTTTTGAAGATCACCGGATTTAGGGCTAGAAATTTTCAACATTTCCAGTCTTATCAGCAATCCGTTGCGGATCAATTGGATATGATTTATTCCGCAGGGCTGGAGAAATTTGTTTTCCCAGCCGTGATTCAAAACCGGCAGAGAACTGATGTCGTTAATTGGCCTGTGTCCGTCGAGGAGGCGGAGGCTGTGTGGCGCACATGTTGTGCATGGGCCACTTGTTCCGAAAAAGAGTGGGTTTATCACACTCAAGAGTATGAAGATTGTCTTACTGATCTTCAACCTTCGGGACAATTGATTGACATCAAAGGGGATGGTAAAATGACTTTTGAACGGAAAGTCCTCTTTTACAATCCTAGTTAATTGTTTTATTAGGCTATAGTCTGAGCATACTTCCGAACTGCTCTTGTGCAAGGTTTCTTTAAATCTTTTCTTCCTTTCACAATACTTGAAAAGAGTACTCTATACTGAGTCCTTATGTGTTTAGGCAAAACACGCGCCTGGGCGTTTTAATGAATTATCATAAATCGCTCAAGTTATGTTTCTAAGAGGGATGAACATTTGTATATATTGTATGTTGTTTCTTCTTCTTTCATCCTTTTGGTTATTTTTGGGTGATCCAGGC